TAGGCACAACTCATCCCGACCTTTTTCAACAGGTGTGGGTTCGGACCTCCAATAAGTGTTACCTTATCTTCATCCTGGTCATGCCTAGATCACTCGGTTTCGGCTACAAACTACTTGAATGGTACGAAAGATTCCCCGGCGCATCGCCTACGAAGTAAAAGCACAATAAAAATTCCTCGACACATTGTGTCGATTGTAAACTCGTACTGTTACTTTCGTATTAAATGTGTCGGACGACCCCTAAAAGGTGCCGTAACCAGTGGCTTCATACTGGTTGTCCTGCTTGCTAATTTATTCGGCTTAGTGCTTAAGCTATATCTACTCATTTTAATTTCCCGAGTTAGAAGGGATATTGACTCAATTCATATTCCCGAGTCAAAAGGGAAACCGACTCAACTTAAACTCCCGAGTCGAAAGGGAAACCGGATTGCCTATAAATTGGGGGCATTCCGTTGAAGAAGAAGAGGTTAAAATCTTCTCCTGCTGAACAATAAGTAGTCAGAAAAGATTCATTGACTCCTTCTGTTCCAGGTACGACAGTTGACAAACACCAACTAGGTGCTACTGGCATACCAAACTCATAAAGTCCCTCATCTTTCCATGTAACGACGAATCGATTATTTGAATAGAAAGGAACTTCAATAGATTGAATGGGGTTGACGCTAGTGTTACCAAGAAACATCCCATTCGTTGAATCTTGATATATACTATTAAATAGAGCTATCATACTATTTTCTGTAATTGCGTCAGTAAGTGATACAGATTGTTGGGTTCTAATCCCGCTAGTAGTTCTACTTAATTGGCTAGTGACGGAATTATAGTGTTCAGTCCCACCACTAACATTTAGCATACTGGTATCGACAGTCCATCTAATAGACCCTCTCCAACCAGCAAACATGCGCGCCACATAATTCAAGTATGTGGTGTTGCAGATAATTGCTTTTCTTCCATCTGTGTATTCATATGCCATGGATCCTTGGAGAAGACCATCAGTGATAAAACCACCATATTCTGGGAACGCTCCACGTGTCATTCGAAATAATGTGGTTTCTGGAAGTTCATTGACTCTTCGGATTTCATGTAATACTGTACGCTTCAGCATTTGGCGAAATGATCCAATCACCTCACCAAAGAAAAGTTTAGTTGTGTCTGGTGTGTCTATTATCGTATCCGCGATTTTATCTATAGTTGGTGGATCTGTAATAGCTTCGACACAACAATCTGCGTCTCCTGAATCCATTTCTGGTTCACCTATATACATTTCTGGCTCTCTAAAAGACCATTTGGTGATATCAGGATTAGGCACAGCGACTTCAAAATCATCTAACATAGATACAAATACATTGATTTTGATATCTGCTGGTACAGTGCCTGGTGTTGTCAACTGATTCATAACGTATACTCCAAGTACTCCGTTAGAACCATTAGGATTTCCTGAAAGGAAACCTCCACCTTGAAAAGATGGATAAGTTAAATCAGCTCTTTGCCTAAAAGGTTCGTTCTGCGCCCAACCTATGTCTATCGTGAAATCTTTCTCCGCTGAGATATCATGAATCGTAGTATATTGTGTATTGAATTGGGGCGTTCCGTTGAACTGAAATGGGTCATAGACTAAACGTAGTCGACCCTTGTGGTAATTTGACGAAACCACTTGAAATCGAAATCTCATCGTTCCTCTCCAATATTCGAAAGGAAGAGCCGCAGCTGCGCAAGCTGGAAAATGGTACTCACTGCCTAATGTCCTATATAAAAACGGATCAACACGCACCTGGAATATGCTAACGTCTTGTGGCATACTCACTATCCAGTCAAAACTAGTTAGATAAGATTCCCTACCTGCTATGGAAGCTATAGGAAGCTCATCTGCTGGGTTGATCCCAGTCGTTCGTGGGTCTATAGTCACTTCCTGCTTACTGTCAACGCTAAGTTTATAAGTGACATACTTATTGTCAACAGGGGCTAAGGTAGGCTGAGAACTAGGTATCATCATCATGTATTCTAAATTCGTCTAACGGGAAAATCCGTAAATCT